TACAGTTAATTTTAATATCAACACAGTAGACGCATCTGGCTTTGAAGAATTATTAGTTAGATCAAGAGGAACTATTACTCAATTAATTAATAATGCAGTTAATGAAAGAGGGAGTGCAAATATAATCTAATGGCTGGTGCATTTCCAATATCTTCTGCTCAATTAACAAGTTTAGGAATTAAATCAATTCAAAATACTATTATCTCTAAAACTGTATCTGGTAAGAAACTTGCTAGACAAATAGATGGCCAAAGATGGGGATTTACAGCTAGAATAATTACAGCAAAAAGAAGTGATGTTTATGGCGAACTTATGGCATTTATAGTTAAACAAAGATCAGGCAAAGAAAATTTTACAATTATCCCACCAGAAGTCGAAGATGCTAGAGGTACAGCTAGTGGAACACCTAATGGTACTTCATCTGCTGGTGCTACATCAATTACTTTAGGTGGCACAGGAACAGGCACATTAAAAGCTGGAGATTTTATTAAATTTGCTAATCACGATAAAGTTTATATGGTCGTTGCAGATCAATCAGATATTTCAACAGGCTCACTTACTATTGAGCCACCTTTAACTACAGCAGTTTCTTCATCAGATATACAATATGATAATATTCCATTTACTGTACATTTGACTAACGATATTCAAGAATTTGGAGTTGTTGGTGCAGATAAAGATGGTAATGCTTTATATCAATTTGAATTTGATGTAGAAGAATCTCTTTAATGAAAAAATATAAAATAACGCATAGAATAAGTGCTGATTTTATTGCTGAAGCTATTGTTAATGAAGATGAAATAGATACTTCAATTAACGATCTAAAGGAATATAAGAAACCTAATAGCAAATTTGAATATACTATGTTAAAAGGTACAGAAAGTGTAACCCAAACTAATTACGAAGAATATGAGCAGAAATCTAACGACAGCGATAAAGAACGCATTAGCAACAAATGATATTCGACCAGTACATCTTCTCACTATTGGGTTCAGTACTCCTGTTAATTTTACTGATTGTTCCTTTTCGCTAACATCTTCAGTTTCAGGCTCATCAATTACTTATAATCCATCTGATTTTATTATTGGAGTTTCAGATTTTACAGAAGAAATAGATGTTACTAAATCAAGTTTAATTATATCTTTATCTGGTGCTGACCAAACATTTATATCAACAGTTTTAAATGAAAATATAACTAATGATGAAGTTACTATTTATAGAGGCTTATTAGATAGTTCTAGTTCATTAATTGCTGACCCTTTTTTACTTTACAAAGGTAATATTGAGGGATTTGGTATTAAAGAAACTACTAAAGATAGTAATGTTACTTTAAGTGTCGTTTCACATTGGGCTGACTTTGAAAAAAAAAATGGTCGTAAAACAAACAATACATCACAGCAAAGATTCTTCAGTACAGATGTAGGTATGGATTTTTCATCTCAAACTGTATTAGATGTTAGATGGGGTAGAGAATAATGTTTAAATGGTTTGAAAAATTATTAATCAAAGTTGCAAAAAAGATACTTAATAAATATGCACCTAAAGGAGAGTTTTTAGCATACATAAACAAACGAGAAGAAAAACTTTTAAAACAATATGGTGGTGCTGGATTACCTGTAAAAGAAACAGGTATTAAATCTTTCTTTGGTTTTGGTGGAATTGTTAGAGCAGTTACAAGTTTTTTTACAAATTCAAATCCTATTGTTGCTTTAGTTGTAACAGTTGCAATCGCATGGATATTTAGACCAAAAGTTCCTGAAATAGCTGACTTTGGTACAAGTGAATTTGATGATTTTGAAAAAGGTATTTTAGTTAATAAACAATCTAATGATGCAAATATACCTGTGGTTTATGGAACAAGATTATTAGGTGGAACTAGAGTATTTATAGAATCATCAGGAACAGATAATCAATATTTATATGTTGCTATAGTACTTTGTGAGGGAGAGATTAACGATATTACTGAAGTTAGAATAGACGATAGAGTTGTTACATTTGATGGAAGTTTTGCAGATAATACTCAATTAAGTGTAGATATTTCAGATTCTAATTATTATAGAGATAGCGAAAGTTTAATTACAATAGAACCTCATTATGGAACAGATGGTCAAGCATCATCAACTTTACTATCTGAATTAGATAGTTGGGGAACTAATCATAAATTATCTGGTCTTTGTTATTTAGCTTTGAAGTTTAAATGGAATCAAGATATTTTTAATTCTATTCCTAAAATTCAAGCAGTAGTACAAGGTAAAAAAGTTAAAACTTATAATGCTAGTCTTGTTGAACAATCAGCATCTTTTTCAACTAATCCAGCATGGGTATTATTAGATTATTTAACAAGTGAAAGATATGGTAAAGGTTTATCAACTGATGAAATAAACTTACAAAGTTTTTATGATGCCTCACAAGTTTGCGAAACACAAGTAACACCATATTCAGGTGGAAGTGATATTAATATATTTGATTCAAATGCAGTATTAGATACATCTAAAAAGATATTAGAAAATGTTAGAGAATTATTAAAAGGCTGTAGAGGTTATTTACCTTACACACAAGGTCAATACAGTTTAATTATAGAAACAATAGGTACAGCAAGTATTACATTAACTGAAGATGATATTATTGGTGGTTATTCTGTAAATAGCCCAGCAAAGAATGAAAAATACAATAGAGTAATTGTATCTTATGTTAATCCCGATAGAAATTGGCAAGTTGATGAAGTTCAATTTCCACCAATAGATGATTCTGGTTTGCCTAGTGCAGATCAACACGCAACAATGAAAGCTAGTGATGGTGGATTTTTATTAGAGGGTAGATTTGATTTTGGTAAAGTTATTACATCTCCATATCAAGCAGAAGAAATGGCAGAAGTTATTTTAAGAAGAACTAGAGAAGCAACAAGATTATCTATCAATGTTTCATTTAGTGCTTATGATTTAGCAATAGGAGATATAGTTAATATTACTCACAGTTCATTAGGTTATTCTGCTAAACCTTTTAGAATATTATCAATTAAATTTAACTCTGATTTTACATTAGGTTTAGATTTAATCGAACACCAAAATACACATTTTAGTTGGGCATCAAAAACTCAACAAGCAACAATACCAGCAACTAATCTTCCTAATCCATTTAATATTCAGCCACCAGCAAGTTTAACATTAGGAGATACATTAATTCAATATAACGAAACTCCGATTGTAGCTTTAGATATTACTATAGGTACAAGTACAGATAGTTTTATAGACTATTATCAAGTAGAATATAAATTAAGTACAGATTCAGATTATATTATTCATACACAAGGTACAGGATTAACTCATAGAGTTTTAAATGTTAAAGAACAAGTGGCTTATGATGTAAGAGTTAAGGCAGTAAATAGTTTAGGTGTATCTTCCACTTATGTTTCTGCACAAAGAACCATTGTTGGAAGTACAGAACCACCTAGTGATGTAGAAGACTTTGCTTGTAATATTGTTAATTCAGATGCTCATTTATCATGGGAACAAGTATCAGATTTAGATTTATCACATTATCAAATAAGATATTCAACACTAACAAGTGGTGCAGAATGGCAAAACTCAGTTTCATTAGTAGAAAAAGTATCAAGACCAGCAACATCAATAACAGTTCCAGCAAGAGTTGGAACTTATCTTATCAAAGCTGTAGATAAATTAGGTAATTACTCAGTTAATTCTACAAATATTGCAACTAATTTAACATCTATTGGAAACTTTAATGCAGTAACAACACAATCAGAAGACCCTACATTTACAGGAACAAAAACAAATTTAACATTAGAAAATGACACATTAAAACTTACAGATTTAAGTCAAGATGGAAATTATGTATTTTCAGCACCTATTGATATTGGTGCAGTTTATACTTCAAGAGTAACAGCATCTATTACACAATTTGCAGAAAACCCTACTGAATTATTTGATGATGGTAGAGGATTTAGCTTGTTTGATAGTGCAACAGGTTCATTTGATGGAGATTCTCCATCTAACTCAAATGCTCATTTAGAAATAGCTTTATCAAATGATGGAACTACTTATACAGAATTTAAAAACTTTGTAATTGGAGATTATACTGCAAGATATTATAAATTTAGATTGTTTTTAAGATCAAGAGATGGTGCAACAACACCTGTAGTAAGTGAAGTTTCTGTAACTATTGATATGCCTGATAGAATATTTAGTGCAAATGATATAACTTCTGGTGCAACTACTTATACTGTTTCATTTACAAACCCATTCAAATCTGTTAATTATGCAGTAGGTATCACAGGCGAAAATATGGCAACAGGAGATTATTTTATAGTAGAGAATAAAACTATTAACGGATTTGATGTTACTTTTAAAAACTCTAGTGATACAGCAGTTTCAAGAACATTTG